CCCCCCTTGTACTAACGGAGGACCTCCACGTGGACACTGTCAAGAAGGATCCGATTTCGTTTGCGAGAACCGCTCACCTGATCACGAAAGTGCCAGGTTATGCGAATTCTCACTTTACGAATACGATCAGTCGTGATAATGTCCGGACAACGGGTAGTAACATACCTGACTGGAAGGAGCGCTGTCGCAAAGGCGAGAGCGCAACGACAACGTTGTTAGGTACTCGATGGCTATACCACGATTGGCCCTTTGAGTATGAACTCAAAGGAAATCCGGGAACTTGGTTGGTCTTTGGAAAACCAGCCACCCAGATGTCCGTGCCAAGCGATGTGAATAGCTCGTTAGCATCACAGGCTGCTGCACAGTGTAAACAGAAGTTTGCACGTAAGGTCCGGAATAAGACTCGCTCCTGGCAAGGAGGGGTCTTCGCCGGCGAACTACGTGAGGCTGCTGTTATGCTGGCATCGCCGACTAAGAGGCTGCGTAGGGAAGTTGATAATCTTCTGCGGTATGCTCTGTTTGAACAGAACAAATGGCGGAAGGTGAGGAGATTGCTTAAAGGCAACCGAAAGGAGGCCGATAATGCAATCCGTCAACTTGCTTCACTGCGTAACGTCTTAGCAGACACGTGGCTTGAATGGAGTTTCGGCGTAAAGCCGTTTATCCAGGATGCCAACGACGCAGCACTAGCGTTTCGACGCCTAGCTAAAGAGGAGGGCATTGACAAGCTCACCTTAAAAAGCGAGGTTGAACTGGAGGAGCATTCCTTCATTCAGCGGGATCGAAACATAGGGCTGTTTCCGGGCGTCAGCTCTTACGTGAAGGGAGACGATTTTCAGATAGACAAATGTACCTACATGATTAGGGGTTGCATTACTGCAAAAAACCCGATCGGTGGTATGCCTATCCCTGGGATCTTTGGTTTGGATCTCAGTAATATCGCTCCAACAGCGTGGGAACTGATTCCTTGGTCGTTTTTCGTGGACTACTTCACGGATGTGGGTAGTGCGATCGATGCCTGGTCGATACGGCTAGTTAACTTCGGATGGTCTAACCATACTATTCGGAATAGTAGGAAGATCAAACTAATTAACTGTCGTACCGTAGGGGGTCCCTCTGGCGCCGGAAACTATGCAAGATTCCGCGTCAAGGGCCCTTACCTGACATCTGGCAGCTTATATAAAGTAGAACGTCAAGCAGGTCTACCACCCATGGAACCGTATAATCCGCAATTTCGCATCCCGGGTTACCCGAGTGTGAAATGGCTGAATATAGCGGCCCTGGCGAATGGTATCATTGCCTTGAAGCGGCCGTGAGACCTGATCCTCTCAACAATCCTTATTGAGGTTTATCAAGATGACTGTTAGTGTTTCCAGTCCGGTCACCGGCGGCGCGCAGACGGGCCTTACGAGCCCTACCTACACGCTTGCTGCAGACACCGCTCCCGATGTGAATGGCAAACAATGGGCTGTTACCGCACTTGGCGGTACTCAGACCGGCGTGTCCGTCCACTCGGTTGCATCTCCCTTCACCCTTACCGTTTGGAAGCCGAAGAATCCTCGGACTCTCGGTAATCCCAATGTTAATACGGGTGTCGTTGCCAATGTCCCGAACAACACGTACAAGTTCATCGTCCGGAAGGGGGTCTCCCCCCTCGCTGGACAACCGAACCGCACTGCAGTGTTCACTCTGCAGATGGACGTGCCGGCAGGGAGCGACTCGGCGGATCCGGAAGACATCCGGGCTGCCATGTCGCTGCTCATTGGTGCTGCTAATCAGGTATCCGCTGGTATTGGCGATACTCTGGTTAGTGGTATCCTCTGATAGCGAAAGCTATCAGCGACTCGTGAGGGTACTTTCCGTGATGATGGATTTCCCACTCTAGAGGTGATACACTAATGAGCTCGCATTCCGCCGTAGAAAGTCTGATCCAAGAGTTTGTCTCGAGTCCTGAGTTCCTCACTGGCCTTCACGATTTTCGTGAGGAAAGTGATCTCAGTGCCCGGGATATGCTCTGGATCCTACGACAGTATGTGTTGTCGCCGCAGCTTGAGGCAGTTTACTCCGATTTCTGGAGTGCCCCGGCTGTAGCGGCCCCTGATTACCAGATTGACGAAACAACCTAACCCTTCCTTTGGCTATACAGAACACGAGGTTTTCGATATGAATCCCCGCATTACGTTTGAACAGACCCGCCTTATAGCGGCCCTTCTGAACGCTCTGTATACCCATAACTCCGAGCTTTCGCATCGGTGCGGACATCCGGATCTACTCAATGAAGAGGAGATCGCGGAGATCTGTATCGATATGATGCAAGGGGTATTCGGCGTGGATCCATCCACGTTGAGAGGGTTTAAGGGGTTCGTCATAGCCCTTTACCACCAGACGCCCGATCGGTTGAATAACGATCGGGAGTTCGTCAAGTGGTTTAGCTTGGGCACTGGTATTGACAAAAGCGATGGAGAGGGTGATGTCTGATAAGACCGACGCTCTTTTAAAGCACCTGCGAAGTGACTTAAGTCACGTACTGGATGAGTATCAGTTAGACTATACGTTTAACTCTACCGGTCCAGTGTGGCCAGCCGCCACCGAGCAGCAGTATAAGGCTTTCGCGCTAGGGAGAAGCCTTCTCAAGAAATATAATGAGAAGGACAATCCCTCACGTGAGGCCTGTGCTGTTGCTTTGTCCAAATTCCTCTCAGTTAATGAGAGGTGTGGTGAGTGGCGCTTAACCATGCAAGATCTCCGGGACGAGGAGCTGGTAAATGGCGTGAAAGACGTCATATACCGGTTCTGGTACGTCACCGGGGACGCCCCTTTAGTCAGTTCCCTTGATCAGCTTTACGATCGTGGGCGGCTAGGTTCTGGGATGAACCGCTTTGCGCGAGGATCAGACCTCTACACAAAGCTATGGGATAGTCCACTTTCTTGCACTGACAGTAACTTACTCGCCATGTGGCGAAGACTAGTTTCGCGCGATATCCGATGGGCCGTAGCCGAAAGGCACAGACACAAAGAATATGGAACGCAACTAGTAGCAGGCAACAAGCTAAGTTTCGTGAACAAGAACGTAACTACGGCTCGGTGTATCTCTACGGAACCCACAGTGAATATGTGGTTCCAGCTGGGGCTCGAGTCCCTAATGCGAGAGCGACTTACTCGCACCATGGGGTTAAACCTTGAGACACAGCAGGAGATAAACCGTGTGCTCGCACGTCGGGGTTCGCGAACAGGTCGTTTTGCAACAATTGACCTGGAATCCGCTTCCGACTCTGTATCTATGGGGCTCCTTGAGGCGATTATGCCACCAAGTTTTTTGTGGTGGCTTAAGTACCTGAGGAGTCCTGTAGTACAGCTCCCTAACGGGAACGAGCATGTCTTAAAGATGGTGTCCACGATGGGTAACGGTTTCACGTTCCCGTTGGAGACACTCATCTTCGCCGCAGTTGTTATCTCTGCTTACCGTCACCATGGAATCAAACCCGTGTTTGGTGGTAAAGCCATGAAGCGCAACCTGGGCGTCTTTGGGGACGACATCATTGTCGAAACCAAGGCGTACAGGACAGTCGTGAGACTGCTTGAGTTGCTAGGCTTTGTGGTTAACAGGGATAAGACCTACGCAAGTGGGCCGTTCCGTGAGTCCTGCGGCGGCGACTATGTTAATGGTCGCCATTGTAGGGGTGTCTACGTAAAGAGACTCCGAACAAAGCAGGACTACGCGGTTGCCATTAACCTCCTCAACAGATGGACAGCACACACCGGCATTTTCCTGCCGGCTACTGTCCAATATCTGATGCGTAAGCCGGGGCTCTTACGAGTCCCGCCCTACGAGAACGACGACGCTGGTGTCCATATGCCCTTTGACAAGGCGTATGGTAAGCATCAGCGCCACGGCCTAGTACGCTACAAGTCCTTTGTAGCGCGGGCAGCGACCATGATGGTCGAACCCGATGGGTCAGTCGTTTTGGAGTGCAAAGACGCTCAGAGGACTTCAAATCCTGAAGCCCTGTACCTTGCGTTCTTGCATGGCGACATCCGGGGTTACCGCTTGAGCCTCAGGCAGAGGCACACGTGGTATACAACGAAACACAAGGTAACCTCTTCATGGGATACCTTGTCACCCCAGTCCCGGGCCCAAAAGCTCGGGTGGCGGCGTTGGTCAGACGCCGTCTACTATAACCTTTCGTTATAGTAGATGTAGAGTCTAACGACTCTTGTAGAGGTGCC